ATGATGGGTGCTGGTGAAGGTAGAAATATCTTGTCAAACATACCAAATATTTCTAAACCTTTTCAGGCAAAGATGGAGTTTGACGTATTTACTAGAAAGCCAAAACAAAAGCGTCAAAGCCTTTGGGCAAGAATGTAAGGAGCATAATATGTGTACGTCATCTATATTAAAACCTGTTGTTAAGATTGGTCGTGGATTGCTAGGCATTTCAAAACCTCAAGCACCGACTGAATCAGAAGAAGCAAGAGAAGCCCGCCGTTTGAAAAAAGAAATGATTGCAGAGCAGGAAGAAAAACAAAAGCAAGAACGTCAGAAAAGATTGCAAGATCAGATCCGTAGATCAAGACGAGGCGGCTCTGGAAAACGCTCTCTTATAACAGGACAAGGTGGTGGTATTGGCTACTTTGATGAGACAACATGATGGAAAAATCAGCACTCAGAATGTTAGAAAAGTTTCAGAAAGCAAAAACTAATAGGGTGCTTTTTGAATCTTTATTTGAAGAATGTTATGAATATGCAATGCCAATGCGTCAGAGTTTCTACTATGAATCTCCGGGGCAGCGCAGAGACGATAAGATTTTTGATGAAACTGCTGTTGTTGGTGTGCAGGAGTTTGCATCACGTTTGCAATCTGGCCTTGTTCCTAACTTTGCACGATGGGCAGATCTTTTAGCTGGCAGTGAAGTACCAGAACAAAATCAAGATGACATTAATAATAGCTTAGATCAGGTGACAGATTATGTCTTTGAAATCATCCAAAACTCGAACTTCGGGCAAGAAGTCCACGAATCGTTTATGGACTTGGCTGTTGGCACAGGAATTCTTCTTGTTGAAGAAGGTGATGCAGTTAATCCAATACGTTTTAATGCTATTCCGTTACCGACTGTTTACCTCGATACAGGTCCGGATGATAAAATTGACCATGTATATAGACAGCGTTCGCTCAAGTATGAAGAGATACCTATCGCGTATCAAAAAGCGGAACTCGGAGAAAAAACAGCAAAATCTGTAGCATCAAATCCAGATGCTAAAGTTGATATAGTAGAGATAGTTTGTCGTAATTATTCTAAACCAAATCAAGATCTGTTTGACTTTTTTGTAATTAATATACCTGATAAAGAACTTATATTCCAAGATCAGTTCTCTGGCACAGGCTCAAATCCATTTGTTTGTTTTCGCTGGTCTAAAGCTAGTGGTGAGATTTATGGACGTGGCCCTCTTATCAATGCCCTTAGCGCAATCAAAACTACTAACCTTACGATTGAGTTAGTTCTTGAAAATGCACAGATGGCTATTTCAGGCATCTATCAGATGGATGATGATGGTATCATTAATACAGACACAATCAATCTTGTTCCCGGCACAATCATTCCAAAAGCTATGGGTTCTCAGGGTTTGCAGCCAATACGTAATGCTGGAAACTTCGATGTAGCTAATCTTGTGCTTGGGGATATGCGTAATAATATTAAACGTGCTTTGTATAATGATATGCTTGGTGATCCTAATAAAACACCAGCATCAGCTACAGAAGTTGCAGAGCGTATGGCAGATCTTTCCAGAAGGATTGGCTCTGCCTTTGGTCGGCTGCAAGCAGAGATGGTGCAACCAATACTCCAACGCGTTGTATATATCCTTAAAAAGCAGGGACGTATTGAGTTGCCCACTATTAATGGCAGAGAGATTAAGGTTCGATCTACATCTCCATTGGCGCAAGCGCAAGCTAATCAAGATATATCGTCTATCTCAAGATACTTGCAGCTTGTTGGCGGTACGTTTGGCCCCGAAATATTGAATCTCCTAGTAAGTTCTGAAGATGTAGCTGTTCATTTAGCTAAGAAGTTTGGTGTTCCTGATACACTTGTAAGAGACAAGGTGGACAGGGAGCAGCTGATTCAAGCCGCGCAACAAATGGCGGCACAGCAACAACAGCAACAAATGATGGCTAGTGAGAATGTCCAACAATAATAGAATTGGGATAGATAACTTTCCTCGCAAAATATCTGACGATAATAACATATCTCTTAATGTGCGTACTTGTTTTAGAACGCCAACTGGACAAGAGGTGATTAAGTATCTGCGTTCTATAACTATAGAAGCAGTAACAGGGCCAGCTGCCAGTGATGCCGAATTGCGTCATTTAGAAGGGCAGCGGTACATCGTAGGTCTTATAGAAAGACGTATTAAACATGCAGAAAAGGTAGATAAAAATGGATGAAGCAGACAATGTGGAGGTAGCAGTAGCTACAGAAGCACCTGTATCCTCACGACCTGAGTGGTTGCCTGAGAAGTTTGAATCACCAGAAGCTATGGCAAAATCATACGGTGAACTTGAATCTTGGAAAGGCAAGCGTGAAGAAGATCTTCGATCTGAGTTAATTTCAGAAATGGAGAAAGAGGCGTATTCAAATAGACCAGCTACAGCTGGTGACTATGCAATTCCAGAAATTGTTGATGAAGAACTAGCAACTGATAATGCTTTATTTCAATGGTGGGCAGATCATGCATATGAAAATGGCTATAGTCAGGAAGAGTTTGAAGATGGCATCAAGCAATTCAATGAAGCGTTGGAAATGATGCAGCCTAATCTTGATGCCGAACAGCAGGCTCTTGGTGATAATGCTGAAGCTAGAATTGAAGCTGTAAGTCTTTGGAGCCAAAAGTTTTTTCCAGCAGAATATGAAGATGTGATTTTGGGGATTGGACAATCAGCTAAAGGTATAGAGATGATGGAGTTTCTTATGCAAAATGTAAAAGATTCTTCTGTATCTCCAACAGCTATACCATCACCCCAGCAAACAGAGGATGAGCTTCGTACAAAGATGCAAGATCCTCGCTATTGGAATCCTGTAAAGAGAGATCAAGGCTTTGTCAGAGAAGTGTCTGAAGGTTTCGCACAACTTTATAAGTGATTGCCCAATAAAAGGTGTGCAGATAGTCGATGCAACAATAGAACATGCTGGCTATCTGCAACATCGTTTAAGGCCATCTGATGCTAGGGAGTGCCTAATAGCTGGTGTTTCTGTATGGAAAGCATTGCATGAGCCGTTACGTGACAAGCATGGCAAAACATGGGCTATAATTATAGATGGGGAGCCATGTGCCATGTTTGGCACATCTGATATGACAAGCAGAGAAGATCTTCTTTGTGGATGTATTTGGCTTCTTGGTAGCCATATATGTGAAGAAAAGCCTATAAAATTTTGCAAAACAACAAAATTTATTATGGATGCTTTGCTACTTGATTATGATATTTTAGAAAATGTAGTTCCAATAGACCATGATAGAACAATAAAATGGCTTACATGGCTTGGATTTACATTTGCAAAAAATCCTACAATAGTAAATGGATTCCAATGTGTGCGTTTTGTGCGTTGCAATAATCGCTTAGATGTGGCATGGAGTTAATATTACGGCCTGTTTTATCTGACAGCCTCTATGTTGAGACAACTGGATGAAGAAAAAAACGGACAACCGTTGGTGTAGTGAAACTTTAATAAGGAACTGACAAATGGCTAATACAATAGATCAAGCCTTTATCAAACAGTTCGAGACTGAAGTTCACATGGCTTATCAGCGTATGGGTTCTAAACTCCGCAACACTGTTCGCACCGCTGGTAATGTTCGTGGTAATGTTGTTCGCTTCCAGAAGATTGGTGCTGGATCTGCAAACACTAAGTCTCGTAACGGTAACGTAACCCCAATGGAACTTGCCCACACAAATGTTGAAGCAACGATGCAAGACTTTTTTGCACCAGAGTTTATCGACAAGTTGGATGAGTTAAAGACCAATATTGATGAGCGTCAAGCTGTAGCACAATCTGCTGCTGCTGCTTTGGGTCGTAAGACTGATGACATTTTGTATACAGCAATGGATGCTGGTGCAAACGCAACTCAGATTCACGACACAGGTTCGGCGCTTGCCAAAGCTGATCTTCTTTCATTGTTTGAAACCTTTGGTACAGCAAACATTCCGGAAGATGGTCAACGCTATCTTGCTATGCATCCAAAAGGATATGCAGATTTGTTCAACATCACAGAGTTTGCTTCTAGTGACTTCGTTGGTGAGCAAAATCTTCCTTTTGCTGGCGGCATTACAATGAAAGAGTTCTTAGGATTTAAGATCTTTTCTACTGCTGCTATCACAGCTGGTAAGAATATGGCATACCATTCAACCGCAGTTGGCCTTGGCATCAATGCTGATGTTCAAACAGAGATCAATTATGTGCCAGAAAAAGCTGCTCACCTTGCAACATCAATGATGTCCATGGGTGCTGTTGTTATTGATGACAATGGTATCTATGAAGTCCTTGATAATAATTAATAGGGAGAAATAGATATGGCTCTCGATTTGAGTAACTTAGTACGCATTGGTGGTGGAAGTGGTGTCAACATGTGGTATTACGCATCCAACGATGCTTTGTCTGTTGTAAGAGCAGCAAACTATTTTTCAACTGCCGATGCTACAGGTGGTGAGATGAATGGTGAATCTGCGCTTGGCATGATGAACGCAGGGGATATTGTGATACTTGTTGATTCAAATTCAACTCACAAAGATGCATCTATTACAGTAGTAAAAGAAGTTTCTGCTACAGCAATAGATTTAGGCGATGGCACAACAATTAGTAGTGCTGATAGCGACTAAAGGAGTTTGGGAGAGGTCAAGGTATCAACTTACCTCTCCCATACCATCATATGCCAACAGTAGCTAATTCAGATATTGATATTGCATCAAGAGCATTAGTCCTAATTGGTGCAGAGCCTATAACGTCTTTTACGGCTCA